GCAGCCCGTGAAGCCGCTATCCGAAGGCAACAGGAGTATGGACTTGACCTTTGCCAGATAAGCGTTCACTATCCATGCTCTGACCTTTGTATAGATGAACAGGGGCGTGTCTACTCTGTAAGTGGGCAATCGGATCGGTACCCGCCATTGAGTGAGGCTATATCCAACGGATTATATCACGTGAATTGCAAGCATTCACAATCAGCGTATATAGAGGGCACGTCTAAGCTACCTGATCGAGACGTATCTAAGACCCGTAATAAGGAGATGTACGAAGCAAGCCAACGCCAACGGGCGATAGAACGAAAAATCAGAGCTTGGAAAAGGCGAAAGACCACAGCTGTTACCGAAGATGCCCGAAATAAGGCGCAATCGTATATCAGTAAGTGGCAAAAAGAGCAGAGGCAGTTGCTTGATGAGAACCCATTTCTGAGAAGGCGTTATGACAGGGAGGGAATATGATAAGCGTAAGCATTATGGCTCACAGTAGCCGTTCCGACAACTTCGACTACCTGCGAGAAAAACTAAATGACCCACCCTTTGCGATAGACCAACAAGGGCAAGAGATCGGAGTCTGGGAGAACGCGAAACGAGCATGGAAGCTATACGACCCAGAAGCGGAATATCACGTTGTAGTGCAGGATGATATTATCATTGGCAAGGGCTTCTTAGAACGTGCTGAACAACTGATGAAACATGATGTGATCTATAACTTCTATATGGGCAAGCGTCCACGATTCAGGCGGGAGATCGAGCAGGCAAAAGCAAAGAACAAGCGCTTCATCATTAAGACGAACCTGCACCATGAGTGCTGTTTCGGAATGCGAACCGAACGGATTGACGAAATGATAAAGTACTGCGACAGCTTGAATCCGAAGTCAGACAGAGTGATAAATAAGTATATAAACAAAGAGAAATTAATGGTATTTTTTACCATGCCGAGCTTGGTATCACATCGGAAAAACCAGTCACTTCACATGTTAAATCGTGGCTCGTATCCCACTGGTGCAAGGTGGTTTATCGGTGAATAAATGATATTGCCATGTATTATTTGTATATTACAAACGTAATGAATACGGCATTACGCATAGAACTTATAAGCCCAAAGCGAGCCGTATTCTCGTGGAGGGCTTTTTAATTTATAATATTATGGAAACTTGGAAAGAGATAGACGGTTATGATGGGCTTTATGAAATAAGTAATAAAGGTAGAGTTAGAAGTTATAATAATAAGGGTTACAATAAACCCGATAGGAGGCAGGAACCAAAGATCCTAAAACTTCATAAGCAAAATTCGGGATACTATTTTGTTACTTTATATAATTCCGACAGTAAAAATAAGCAATATACAATACACCGATTAGTGGCAAAGGCTTTTATACCTAATCCTGAAGATAAGCCAATGGTCAACCACGTTGATGGGGATAAAGAGAATAATTGTGTTGATAATTTTGAATGGGTTACAAGAATGGAGAATCATATCCATGCCGAACAGAATGGGTTGGCACAACCACCACCCGAAGCGCGTAAAGGCGAAGACCATGAACAATCTAAGCTTACAGAAAAAGAAGTTATTGATATAAGAGAGTATAGAGAAAGTCGTGGTCACTTTTATGGCAGGAGGGCACTGGCAGATAAATACGGAGTTAGTGAAGCCCTAATAACAAAAATAATTTCAAGAGAAGCTTGGAGTCACATTTAATTCTAACTACGGCTCCTATCCTACAGGGAGCCGTTATTTTATAGGTGAATAATTATGGACAATGAATACATTTTGTGCGCTGCTATATGGTATACAAGTGCAGAAGAGCATACTTATAATCCTATAAATGTAGATCAGGGTCGCGTTGTCTGTGGATATAGGCATGATAGATGTATTTACCTATTACATGATATGGGGTATGAAATGAAAGATGAATATATGGTACAAGGATTTTTAACATCTAATAATCGGTTTGTTGATAGATTTGAGGCTGGACAAATAGCAGAATCAGCACACCAATGGGAAGGAAATGGAATGTTATTTAGCGAGGACTTATACTAATGATTAAACCACCCCGCTTTTGCATAGCTTCAACTGGACGCAGTGGCAGTGGCTATATCGCTAAAGTATTACAAGCCTACGGGATAGATTGCGGCCATGAGAAGTATTGGCGTTTCCAGTGGCAACAGCCCAAACAGGTTGAAGGCGATTCCAGCTGGCTAAGCGTACTGCACCTGAAAGACTACGATGGGATCATCTTCCATCAAACGAGGAACCCCTTGCACGTCCTCACAAGCCTAATGAACACCTACGGTGAAGATGGAAGCCCTCATCATAAGAAGAAGTACTTACCATACCGCAAGAAGCTATTTACAACCGATACAGGCGACCTAATGCGTGATTTCATGGCTCATATCGTTTGGATGAACAAAGAGATAGAGAAGTACGCACAAAGGCGTTGGCAGGTGGAGCAATTAAATAGTGTGGATATTGTTGTTATTGGGGAATCAGCACAATATTGGACTGATTTTGGGAGAGCACAAAAAGCCCTAAAATCCGTTTCAAGCGACTACAACAAGCACCACGACAAAGAGTATTTAAACTGGGATCAAATTCCCGACTCGAAAGAGAAACAGCAACTTAAAGAGCAAGCAATTAGATATGGATACTAAATATATTGAACGTGTTAAGAAGCAATACCAAGATCCCTATGGGCAACTTGCATTAGAGATATGTGAAAAAGATCCCATGTTTTGGGAACAGGATGAACGAGGATGCCGACGTGATTTAGAATATTGGGTCGAAAAATTAAATGAGTATTAAATGGACGTAGTAATACTTAATACTGATGAAGGCTGGCCGGACACGTTGCGCTATTGTATTCGATCTATTGAGCAGTACATGGACTATGATAACTTGTGGGTAGTGGGGCATTTGCCGGAGTATCTAAACTGCAACTGTATCCATAATGACGACGATCATTTCATCCCACAGGTGAACGCCACTCGAAAGCTACATGAGGTATCACAAGCCGAAAACGTCTCTGACGAGTTTGTGCTATTCCATGATGATTTCTTTCTATTAAGCGACTATGAACCTATCCAATACTATTCTGGCTACTTACAAGAGAAATTTAACCGTATTGGCAATACCAGGAGGAAAGATGCCATGCGAATAACATTAAAGTACGTTCCCGAAGGGCTTAATTACGAATTGCACTACCCGTTCCCGATGCGAAAGCAGGACCTTCAAACGATGCTTGCCGATTACCGTTGGCAACATGGAATTGTGTACTATTCGTTATATGGCAACCTGTTTAATCACTTCGAGAAGCAAGAGCAAGCGGATTGTAAGTTTAGACCCCGACATGACCAGAAAGCGATTTTAGAACAAGTACAGGATTGGTATTCGTTTTCGACTCATCCGGTGCACGAAAATGAGAAGTACCGAGATCTGTTTGAAACACTGTATCCGAAGGCTTCGATTTATGAGAAATAATTTGTATATTCAGTTGTATGGGAATAGCGTCTAACCAACGCAATATAAAATCCCATTCATTTCTCTATGTCGTTTGCATAGAAATTGATATTACAGGGCTTCACCTTTCGGGGTGGAGCCTTTTTTTTTATTTGCCAATATCATATTGATATAGTGGTATAGATCAGTTATCTTTCAGTAACTAAAACAGCAAGCCAATTCTCTATCTATGAAGATTAAAGTCAACATCAACGGCGAAACACACGAAGTAGAACAATCAGATTTGAGTTTGCCGGAAGGTGTTAGTTTCATCTCACCTGACAACGTGCCTGAAGGCTATTACACGAAGGATGCGATGGAGTCAAAGATTCAAGACCGTGTAGGACGTGCCAAACGCAACGCCAAGTCTGAACTGTTAGACGATGAGGATTTTCAAAAGCAAGTGTTGGCACGGAAGAATATCCTCTTAGACGAGGACGGCAAGCCTAAAGGATTGAAGCCCGAAGTTGACGTGGAGCAAGTGAAGAAACAAACCGCACAACAAATAAGCTCCGAGTGGGAAGAGAAGCTCAATAAGACGCAATCAGAGCTTCAAAACATCAAGAGTGGTAAGAAAGCGGGTGATATATTACGAGCTGCTAACGGCATGTTTCAAGAGCAATACGTAAAGTCTTTCACAGGCAATGACGACCCGTTTGTTGTGAATCAGTTTGGTAAATTCTTTGATGTTGACGAGAACGGGAACACGGCATTACTTGATGACAGTGGAGAAGGGTTTGCTATTGATGGGCAAGGTAATCACATTACTCCAGACAAGTATTTTGAAAAGAACAAAGATAAATTTTCCGATCTCTTGCAAGACAAAAGGCAGAAAGGAAGCGGATTCCAAAATGGCAAAAAAGCAAACGGACGTATGCCCGAAGGTGATGAGATCATGAAGATGTCAGATGAAGAATGGGAGAAGAGCCGTGAAGAGATTATAAAGAACAGTAGCAACTAACAATTATTATTTTTACATTTAAGAAGTATTGACGCTCCGTGAGCCGAAATACAGCTGAGCAGTTTTCCGTCTCTGACCAAAAGACGAGCCAACCTTCCAGCGGGTTAGATTCAGATCACGAGCCTACAACCTGAATTTAACCTAACTATGTTATGTCTGTTGACAATTTTAAACCCGAAATTTGGAGCCGTGAACTCCTGTATTCGCTCAAAAAATCACACGTTGGCCCAGAACTTGTAAACCGTAACTATCAAGGGAGCATTACAAGCGAAGGTGATACGGTACGCATTCAAAGCCCCGATGCTATTACTACTGGATCCTATGACGGTTCAGATATTAGCTTTCAGAGCCTCACTTCTGCAACCCAATCCTTGCTCATTGATCAAGCGGATTACTTCGCTTATTTGGTAGACGATGTGGATGAAGTGCAGTCCAACGTAAACTTGATGCAGTCGTATATGCAAGAGGCTAGTTACAGCCTTGGCGATGATACAGATACATTTATTTTCAGCTTCTATACGGATGCTGATGCTTCTAATGTCATTGCAGCCGAAGCGTTAACATCTGCAAACATTTATGGAAAATGCGTTGAAGCCAAGAAAAACCTTTCGCTAAACAACGTCCCTTCCATGAACCGATGGGTTGTCTTTAGCCCTGAAGAGATCGCGCTCCTAGAGCAGTCTGATGAGTTTACGGCTGCTTCTAATTTGGGCGACTCTATTAAGCGCACGGGTTTTGCGGGACGTATTGCAGGACTTGAAGTATTCCAGTCTAATAATGTTCAGGAAGCTGCCAACGTGCGCCACAACATGTATGGATCGAACATGGCCATTACCTGGGCTGATCAGATTGTGAAGACCGAAGCAGGGCGAGCAGAGAAGAAATTTGCTGACTTTGTGAAGGGGTTGCACGTCTATGGTGGCAAGGTAGTGCGAGCTACTGCACTTGGTGACCTACGTAACGACATCTCAAGCTAATCTAACGGGAGGGGATTAAGTTCCCCTCCATTCTTATGGTATATCTCGTAACCAACCAAAGCGGAAACACAAGTACCGTAACCGAAAAGCTATATAACAGGCTTAAAGATAAGCCTGAATACGAATGCCGAACGGTAGAGCCTGACTATCCGAGTTCAACCGACTACACTGTAAGACAGGTGCGCGATATGGCTTCGGATATGGATGATGAGCAACTAAAGCGTTTTACCAGAAATGATTATCGCAAAACCGTTATTAATCTACTGTTATGAGTGATTTCTTCGATACATCTGCACAAGCTGATTTAGACCTACTGCATAGCTCGGTTCGAAATAATGCAGAGCTTGACAACGTCGTGGATAAGGTCGAGTGGCAAATTATCGACTACTTTTCACAGCGAGAAGGGACGTACCGGACAACGTATTCTGACTTCTATCAATATGAGGACGGGAATGACCCGTTAAATGAAATCTTAGTGCGTCTGGTTGGATATGATCAAGATACGCCGACTAATAGCCTGGCTGACCTACAAGAAGCATTACGACGCACGATAGCAGAGGTTGTAAGCTACGTCCTGCGCAAGTACGACAGGCAGAGCGGTGTTTCAAGCGTTCAACAGGGTAAGCGATCCATTAGCTATATGCAAGCTGCTACAGACCCCAATTCGTGGCCTGACAGCTGGAAATCACGACTTAAGAATTTTGATGCTAAGGTGCCAACTTATGGGATCTGAATTTACAGACTTTCAAACAGCAACAGCGACGTTAAAGAAGATTACAACCGATTACACTGGTGATGAAACCGTAAGTGCAACATACAGCGTAAATATTGACCCTGTATTCGGCTGGAAGCGCGTGTTCACCGACGACAGGGAGGTTATCGAAGGGCAATCAACGATTGTAACAAGCGACACATTAGAAGCTGATTTTGACCTGAATCATCGTAAATGGAAGCTCGAATATAACAATCACGAATATCAGATTGAACGGCCGATACCATTTTACACAATAGGAACACAAACGCTTGAACATATTGAGGTGGTATTGCGGTGAGTTGGAAGAACTGGCGTGGCAAAGAATTACGTGGATTAGCAGAGCAGAAAGCTAGCGAGGCTCTGTATAAGGCGGCACAAGCTACGGGTGCCGTTAGTGATCAACTTATTCCATTGGATGAAGGGACCCTTTTAAATTCCAAATTCATAAAGGTAAATCCACAAAATAAACTGGAAGTTGTTATAAGCTATGGAGGAGGGCAAGGAACAGGTTATCCACGCGTACCATACGCTGTTAAGTGGCACGAATTTTCGGCAGACTTTCAGCATGGCAGACAAAAGAATTATTTAAGACAACCAATTAAAAATTTCGCTCCACAGGCTGTTAGAAAAGAACTTGTCAAAGCATTAAAAGGCCTTTAAAATGATAAGAACGCATATTTTTAGTATATTTAGGTGTTATAATTAACACAATTTTATTGCTATGAAAAACGAAAAATGGAAGCAAATAGATAATTATCCTTATTACGAAGTATCTAACAAAGGACGTATTAGAAGTTGGATAAATAGCAAACAAAATAAACGCAAGGAGCCATATTTGTTAAACCCCTTTAAGGTAAATGGCTATTTGAAAGTCCACCTATATAAAAATGGGGATAAGAACCGATTGCTTGTTTCACGATTAGTAGCAAAAGCATTTATTGGCAATTCCAAAGATAAGAATGAGATAAACCATAAAGATGGGAATAAGCTGAATAACAACATAGATAATTTGGAGTGGGTAACACGATCTGAAAATTTACAACATGCTTATGATACGGGACTAAGGAAAAAGCCAAATGGCGAAAGTAATGGTAAATCAAAACTAACAGAAAGTGATGTACTGGATATACGAAATGCTTATAAGCTAAACTGTTTCAGTTATCAGGACTTAGCTGATGCTTATGATGTAGGCAAAACCTGTATAGCAAAAATAATTAAACGCAAAAATTGGGCACACTTATGATACGAGCATCCTACAAACGTAAATGGCGTGGCAATTGGTATGAAAAGGACGAAATGATACCAGCCAATGAGAAGCAGGAATACCGTATGGTGAAGGCAGGGCAAGCCTACTACGATGTACTACCTGATAAACCCACAATGGATTGCCTGAAATCAGAGATACAGGATTATCTCGAAGCCGAGCAAATAGATTATGACGTTTCAATGACAAAGGCCGAACTCTTGGAGCTTGTAGATGGTAGCTAAGGGGCTTGCAGAACATATTAACAGTGTGGGCATTGCAACGTTGGGAACGGACCTTACGATTCGCGTAATGCCCGATGAGCCTGATGATATGATTACGTTTTATGACGAGGCAGGAGCGAAAGTACTGCAGGAGGCGCATACATATGATGAAGACATGTTTGGGGTGCAGGTGATGACACGAGGAAGTTACGATTTCGCACACAGTAAGATTTTGGAGATACACCGTGAACTGACCAATATCACGGGTACTTTCGACGGCATTGAAATTCGACAAACTACAATACAAACATCTCCATCTTATGTGGATAATGATAGTGATGGTCGAGCAATTTACACTGCTCACTATGATTTTCATTGTAAGATAGGATCTAATACTAACCGAAAAGCATAATATTATGGCTAACGAAAGACGAGTTGCTGGTTTTTCAATCAGTGATGGCACGAACGACATAGGACGCATCTTAGGGTATACCATATCAATGTCTATATCCGAAGAAGAAGTTTCTGGATTAGGTGATACGGTAGGAGATCCTCCTATTATATCCGAGCAGTACTTGGCTACTTCGGTAGGTAAGACGGCTGCACTCAATGGTATTTCAATCATTGATGATAGCGGTCAATCTGCTGTGGAGACGGCTGCCGAAACGGGCGATACAATGACGCTTGAATACAGATATGATGACGGTTCGGGGTATGACTTGACGGGCTTCTTTACGAGTCACGAGAAGACAGGCTCAAAGCCCGATACCGAAAAGTTTTCAGCCGAGTTTCGCGTAAATACTAAAACTTCAGTCGCAGCATCATAATGAAAGATAACACACAAGTACTAGACAAAGCCGTAAAAGAGTACCAACAGGATCAGCAAGAAGAATTGAGGATTGGCTATGATAATGTAGTTGATGCTCAAAAGTCTTCTGCTGCCATTGTTGAGTTTCGTGGTGAAGAATATCAACTGCCAAAAGAAGCTCCCGGATGGGTAGGCTTGATGTTCGCTGATGTCAATGAAGGAGACGAAGTTGACAACCAAGCGAATATGGAGATGATTGAGCGCCTACTTGGTGTTGATTTTGCCCGTAAGGTTCGTGGAGACAGAGCTTATCAAAAGTTAAAAAAGATAATGCAAGCTATAGATCGGCTTGATGATAAGATTCTTGAAGGAAACGAATCGGAGGGTGATGACGAGAAGTTAAAACACCTTAAAAAAAGAAAAAAAAAGCTTGAGTCAGAAGTTGAGGATTCAAATTATATTCCAATGAGATCTATTAATGAGGATATACTTCAGCCTGTAATGGAAAACTGGGGTTTCCCAATGGATGATCCGTCTGGCAATAAAAAAAAGTAACTCATGACCCTCGAATACTTGTTTGGGGGTGGGATTACTTAGAAGCTGATTTTCAGCGATTTTATAATATTAATTTAGCAAGAGCAATATGGGTGGAAAACATGCCTCTACGTAGATTTATGGTGCTTATTCGAGGACTGCCCGCCGATTCCGCGTGGGCTTATTTCTTGGACGACGACACAAACAGAGACGCGGCATCCTTTGACTTGCAAAACATTACGGATGTATAATGGCATTCACTGTCGGTGAGGTAAGCGCAA